CCAGGCAGCAAGAGCCTTGGGATTTCTAGTACCTTTTTTCTTTAAACTCCTGGTTAGCTTCTTGAATCTGGCACCACTACCAGGTTTTGCTTTACGTTTCTTTGGAGCCTTCATAATCTGTTGCCTTATGCTGGACCTGTTAACCACTTCTTACTACCTTACCATAACCCCGTAATGCCTTACCCACACCTCTGGGTTTTCTGGAAATTCTTTTTTTCTTCATTCTTTTCTTTATCTGTCCACCTTTTTTTATGTGCATAACAGGCATAGTTTCATCTTGCTCACTCAACCCCCACCAATCAGTAGGTTTTTTCTTGTTAGAAGAAGATTCATTTTTAACTGACCTTCTCCAAATATCAGGATATAGTTCTTTCCCTCTATTTATAACTCTTTGCCTTTCATTTAAATCATCTTCATTTGTCTGAAACTGTTCAAAAGCCCAATCATTAAAAGCATCTTCTGTATAAAATTCTGGTACTTTCCAGAAAGATATATCACCGCCTGGACCTCCAATAGAATCTTTTATAAACTTTGTTGGTCCAGCTTTTAGTCTTTGAATTTCTTCAGGAGTATAGGCCATTTAATCATATACCATTCCAGTAATATCATTACCATCAACAACTTTTCCACCTATGGAACGATACTGAACTTTACCACCACCTTCAGCTTCAATAGTTTCAAATTTTTGAATTGGTTTTTCTTTAGCTTTTGATTTAGCCAAATATTTTTTCCGATAAGCAGCAGTATCTGCTTTCATTTTTTCTGCTTTTTGTTGTTCTCTTACTTTACTGGTTGGTTTAGAACCTTTACCTTGAATATCTACAGCCAAAGGATTTTTAGCAGTTTTTCTTTTATCTTTAGGTAATAGTTTCGGGGCTATTTTTTTTCTAACTGCTCTTACCATTCCACCTGGCAGGAAATCTCTAATACTATGTTTCGGAACTCTTTTTTTAATTGCTTTTTTTGTACGTTTAGCTGCCGTTGGATCTGCATATTCAAGAGGCGAATCCTTCCAAGACTTAGTTTTAGATTGTTTTGTAACTTTTGTACGTACAGCAGACCTTTCTCCTGCTGTTGGGTCTTCCCATTCCAAAGAAGTATTTTTCCAAGATCTATCTATAGGCGGTATTATTCGTGGTCTAACTTTAATTGCCATTAACTTGCTCCTTGCATTAGTGTATCAGGACCACCAGCAGGAGAAGCAGCTACTTCCATATCATCCTGTCTGGTCCTTCTAGCTTGATTACGTAAAGTATCTACAGCAGCAGTATAGTATCCCTGCCATACCTGTAGTGTGTTCCAATCTTTCATAAACATTGTAGCTTCTATCATACAGCCAGCAAACAAGGCATCATAACAATATTCACTAAAGTAGTTGGAAGTTGTTACACTTGTATCTGTTGCAGAAGCAAGAGGTAATGGTTGTGATTGAGTTTTAACTACTGCTGTAATTGCAGATACAGGCGTAGGAACTATCTTGAGTTCCGTATTATTACGCCTTGAATAATATCTGGGGGTTCCTGTAGATGCACTAACAGGCCAGAAGAAGATTGGTAACAGTTGTTCCGTTACTGACAACATAATTTACATTACGAACAATACGTGTTCGATCATTTAAAGATATAGATCCAGCATTTCCAGAAGATACCGAAACAGTAGTATACTCATCCAGACCTACATCATCAAGATCTTTTATTAAACGAAACTCTGTTCGCTTGACAAAAGCAGATACCTGAGAAGAAAACTCTGTAGAATCATTCTCAGATGTATTGACAAGATCTGTCTTTAAATAAGCATAATTAGGCATGACTAGCCTAGCATTGCAGTAAGAACACAACCATCTGTAGGACCAGACACACTAACTACACCATAAACAGCTACGCCAAGCTCACCAATATAAATATCACTGGCTTCATTGGCAGCTACCTGAAACTTA